TATGAGTTTTCCCAAAAACTCGACCGGGATTTAGGTGGCACAGAGAAAAAAGAGAAAGTCATAGCTTGCGGTATGGGCTGGCTTTCAATGAACGGGCCATGCCAGGAACTCGAACGGCTTCTATTATTGAAGAAACTGAATCATGGCGGGAATCCTATATTGAGATGGATGGCTGATAATGTATCAGTCAAGGTCAATCCAACAGGCGGCGGAAAGTCGCCTAATAAAGCGAGTTCGCAAGGGAAGATAGATGGCATAGTCGGCACCCTGCTTGCTCTGGATCGTAAATTGAGAATGCCGGAAATTATCGGTTCAGGATACGAAGCGAATGACGCTGAAATCATGGTTTTTTAAAGAAAGGCTACGCAATGACTGAACGATATTGGGAAGCAAATAACGTCCCTGATGTACTATTGGACTGGGTAGATGAGAATGTAGTAGCAGCGATTAAAGATTTCTGGGAGGTCGAAAATATTAATAGCTGGGTTGATATTAAAGCAGATCGGCTTGTTTTGGTTGTCGCTGGCCCAGAAAAGCCTATAAATGAAGATACTGGATATGAAGACATATATACGCATACATTTGATCTAATTGATGAGATAACCGTGTATAGTAAGCCATACGCAGACATCGGTGGCCCGTGCTGTGATGAACACAAGATTGACATGATCGAGCGTGCTACCGCACTTAAAAAGCTGGCAGATGAAATCGCAAAATTGGCAGCAGATGCTTATAATGAGGCTATCCATTGATTATACTGAATAGAAAAGAATGGTACAGACCGGATGAGATAGCTCAACTCTTCAATGTAACACGGAAAACAGTCTATTTATGGATCAGTTCTGAGAAAATAAAAGCTGTCAAGGTTTGTGGTTCATTACGGATACATAGAACGATAGTTGAAAAAATGCCAAAAGATATTTATGAATAAAATGTAACAATATCTAACATCCTTCCTGTACTCTTAAAAAATCCTCGTTTACAATCGCCTATCTATTAAACTCCATTGATAGGCGGTAAATATCTTCCCAAAAATCAAACATTTCCTTTTTTTATCTTCCGAATCCGTCAAAAACGGTTTTGACATCAGAGATATTTTCATTTTTGGTGGCATGGGTATGCTCTTCTATGGCCTAAATTTACACTGGCCTTGGGTAGCTTTTACCACTTGTGGATCGCTATTGATAATTATGGGATATCTCATGCGAGGAAAAGAATAAAAATGGGTATCCTGTCACGCATAATTAGACCGAAGGCTTCGGGATCATGGGGGCCAACTGATGATAGGTGGTATTCACCTGGCGGATCATTCTATGGTGGCGAGGCTGGTACGTCTTCTGGCATGGTAGTCAATTCTGACTCTGCTATGAGACTTTTGACAATTTATAACTGTGTCAAGGTACTTTACAATTGCATTTCTCAAATGCCATGCCAGTTAATGGAAGAAGTCAATGGCATCAAGGGAAAAGCTACAACTCATTATTTATATCGGATCATTGGAAAACGACCTAACTCATGGATGACAGCAAGCGAGTTCTGGGGGATGGCGATTGTCCATATTTCTCTCAGGGGCAATTTCTATGCGTTCAAGTATGGCATACCAGGTCAACCGATAAAAATGCTTGTGCCTATCGCTCCTGATGCAGTTCAAAACGTTGTGCAAAATCCAGATTATTCAATCACATATCATATTAATACTGGCAGCGGCGAAGTCAAAAAATTCTCACAATCTCAAATCATGCACATCAGAGGATTGACGACTAAAGGTGTTGTCGGACTAAACCCGATTGAGTGCGCGCGTGAGGCTGTTGGTCTGGGTTTGGCAAGTGAAACATTCTTATCAAAGTGGTTTGGTAAGGGAATGCATCCGGGCGCTATACTCAAACACCCATTAACACTAAGCGCACAGGCACATTCCAATATCAAGAAAAACTTCAAAGAAAAATATGCCGGTCTTGGAAACAGCCACGATTTTATGGTGATTGATGAAGGCATGGGCATTGAATTTCCGCCGATAAAATTAGTCGATGCACAATTTATCGAATTGGAACGATTTAACGAAGCTCAGATATGTGGCATGTTCGGCATACCATTAATATTGGTTCAGGCGGGTTCTACTCCTGCAACATACGCATCATCCGTACAATTCAAGCAATCATTTGTTGATTTTACCATAGCTCCGATTGCCGTGAATATAGAAAGTGCGATTGATCGTGACTGTTTATCCGAATCTGAACAAGACCGCTATTATTCAAAATTCAACATGGGCGCTTTGCTCAGAGGCAATATGGCGGAACGGTTTGCGGCTTATGCAATTGCTATTGACAAGGAATTCATGAACCCTAATCAGGCCAGGCAATTCGAGGATTGGAACGGTTACGGGCCAGAAGGTGATGAATACCGTACGCGAACGAGTTCAATGAAGCAAGATGATAGCGCGAAAGATACCGAAAAGGATACCGAACAGGATAAAGGATCAGACGAATGAAATTATCATATAGAAACGAAAAAAACGCAAGATTCATATCGAGCTATTATAATATTCCGCTTGAGAATAAAGACTGGTTTAAAGTCGAAAATTCAACAGATGATGAATCAGAGATTTTAATCTTCTCGTTTATCGGATGGCCTTTCAATGATTCTGCTGAATTTGTCCGGGCTATTTCCAGCATGAAACAGAAAAAAATTCTCATTAGAATTAACTCTCCTGGTGGTGATGCTTTTGAAGCTAATGCTATGTTTAATGCTATTAAAGATCATCCGTCAAAACCAACAACACGTATAGAAGCACTGGCAGCATCGGCAGCTTCTTATATTGCTTTAGCAGGCAAAGAAAAGCAAGCATACAAGAATACAATGATCATGATACATGAGCCTATGTCTGGTATGTGGGGAAATCAACATGAATTTAGAGAAGTCGCTGATATTCTTGCACAGATCAACGAAAACATGGTTGACATGTATGTTGACAATAGCAACTTAGGAAAAAAAGAAATCCGTGAAATGCTGAAAGCTGAAACTTGGATGAATGCTAAAACAGCGAAAGAAAAAGGCTTCATTGATACGATTATCGAAGCGGGTAAGCCGGTGAAAGCGGAATTCGATTTATCTATTTTTGCAAATGTACCATCAGAATTCAAAGTTGAATCTCTGGTTGAAGAAACAAAGTCAGAACCAGACATAAGAAGCACTGAGAAGCTCTTGCGCGATGTAGGCGGCTTTTCTAAAAATAGAGCTAAAGCGATACTGGCGAGAGGCTGGCAAGCTGAAAGCGAAGAAATAGGCAATGAAATTGAACAACAAAAGCATGACGCCGATGAAAGTATAATCCGGTGTGACGCCGGAACAATTAAGGCTCTGCTAACCAGAAATATCGAATTATATAAAAAGGGGTGTTAATCATGCCAGAAATAGAGGAAATCAAAAAACTGATTGATGATCAAGGAAGAGCGTTAGATACGTTCATGGTCGAAAACAAAAAGCGACTAACGGACATCGAGGCTAAAAATCATACTGACCCAATTCTTGAGGAAAAAGTCAAGAAAATTGCTGAGGATGTGGCCAGTATCTACACAATGAAATCGCAACTTGAGTCCATTGAGAAGGCCGTCGCCTTGTCATTGTCTCCAGGTGGTGGCGATCCTATCAGAAAGAATGAGACTGTTTACGGTGGCAACATTGGCGCACAGCTTCAGGATGTTATGACGGTGGCTAATCCGAATCCGAATGGTAGCTCTTATTCTGCGGCGGTTGAACGGCTCGGCAAAGTTAGGGCTGCTGCGACTGGTGCAAATACCGGCATTCCATCTGATGGTGGCTTCTTGATTGAAAAAGATTCTGCAACGAATTTGAACGATAACTCGATTGCAACAGGTCTTTTATCTCAAAGATGTTTCAGAGTGCCTATTTCCGAAGGTTCTGATGGTTTGAAGCTGAAACTCATGGATGAATCCAGCCGGGCTAATGGTTCCAGGTATGGTGGTATCCAGACGTATTGGGCGGCAGAGGCGGACACTGTTACAGCTACAAAACCAAAATTCAGACTTGCTCAGTGGGAATTAAATAAACTCTTCGGGCTATTCTATGCCACAGAGGAAGTCCTGCGGGATGCTGGAGCGCTGTCAACAGTCGTGAATAAATGGTTCCCAATGGAATTCGGATTTAAGATTGACGACGGGATTTTTAACGGTGTTGGTGCCGGTATGCCTATCGGTATCTTGAATGCTCCCTGCACAGTATCACAGGCTATAGAAACCGGCCAGGTACGGGCTACATCACCGATTCTTTATGAGAATATCGTCAAGATGTATTCACGGGTTTTGAATTCCAGTGATGCTAATTCAGTATGGTATATCAATCGTGCGATGTTGCCTTATCTGATGCTTATGACGATGCCTGTTGGCACGGCTGGGGTTCCTGTATTTTTGCCACCTAATGGCGCGGCAGGTCAACCGTATATGACATTGCTCGGAAAGCCTATCATTCCGATTGAACAGGCTGCGGCTCCGGGAACTGTTGGTGATATTGTTCTGGCGGATCTGAACGAATACCTGATTATAGACAAGGGCGGCATTCAGAGTTCAGTTAGCATTCACGTTCGATTCATTTATGAAGAGAGCGTGTTCAAGTGGACATATAGATTCGATGGTGGGCCTATCAGAAACAAAACTCTGACACCATACAAGGGATCAGCTACGTTATCGCCATTTGTAACTCTTGCCAGTTCGTAATT